TAGAAATTTGAACTGTTGGCATTGTAACACTGAATTAATATGGGGTGGCGACCACGATACCGAAGATAATGAGGATTATGATATAGTTAGTAACTTATCATGTCCTGAGTGTTATGCAGCGGTTGATGTGTGGCATCCATCAGAGAAATTAATAGAGGAGTATAAAAAACATGAAAACGATAAGTAATAAAAGATGGAATAAGAAATACGGATTTAGATCAAAGAGGAGAAAAAAATGAAACTGAAAGATAATGTAACATTGACGGAAACAGTTGAGAAGTTAAACAAAAAAAATATTAAGTTGTTAAAACAAGTCAAAGCTCATGAGGAAGAAGTTATAGAACTGACTGAGTATGTTGATTCTTTAGAAGCACAGATTGCAGACTACAAGAGAAGATTTGTACCTGACTTTGATATGCTTCAAAAAGGTGGTGAGTCGGTCCCAATATCTGATTTAAAAATTATGTCAGACAAAGCGAGACGTTCTATGGCCAAGAGATTCCTTAAAAAATATGGTGAGGAATGGGTCAGAATTAATATCTTGGAGAACGAGGATTTAAAATAATGCCTAAAAGATGTTACGTTAAAAAAGAAATAAAGATAAGCAAACATAAATTTTTATTAGAGATCTACTATGCTTTAGAAGGACATAAAGACCTCTGTTGGGAAGTATTTCCATATAATCACCAGGCGTCTTTGTATGCTTTTGAAAATAAACAAAAAATAGAAAAACTAATAGAAAGGAAACATTTATATGAAAAATAAATTAGACAAATTAAAGAAGAAAGAAACTTTTACGGATGAAGAGGACTATGTCTATTCACTTATGGGGTGGTTAGTTGCTAATGCTGATGATGATCTAACTAAAAAATATTTAGATCATAGAAACAGAAGATTTTTTAAACATAGTTTAGAAAAAATTAGAAACCATTTAGAGGTAACTGGTTGGTACGAACATTCTGGGAACTATTTTACTAGTGAATTAGGTTGGCCAGAAAATTTTAGTATGGAACATGGTTACGGACAAGAGGATAAAATAATATGAAATGGAATAAAAAATTTATCTACCCTACATCAACAAGGTCACTTTTAAATGATGAGAGAGTCTATGACGTATCTCAAGAAAAGTTACCAAGTGTTACAACCATACTATCAGCTACTCAGCCTCAAGATAAGTTAGATTCGTTGGCTAGATGGAAAGCTAAAGTTGGAGAAGTTCAAGCGGATAAAATTAAGAATCTAGCTGCTAATCGAGGAACTATTATGCATAGCATTTTAGAGGGTTATATACTTGAAAAAGAGGTGCTAGACATGACTGAGGCGGGCGTACAAGCTCATTCGATGGCTAAAACGATCATCGATAAGGGTTTGCCTGATTTGGAGGAGATATGGGGCTCTGAGGTGGTAGTAAGCTATCCTGGACTGTATGCCGGTGCAACTGATCTAGTTGGAGTTTATATGGGGCGTGATAGTATAATTGACTTCAAGCAATCGAACAAGCCTAAACGTATCGAGTGGATAACTGATTATAAGTTGCAGATGGTAGCTTATGCGATGGCCCACAACTACGTTCACGATTCTGAGATCGAGCAAGGAGTTATATTGATGTGTACTCCTGATAATTTTTTTCAACGATTCATAATCAATGGCTCCGAGTTTCGAGCACTTAGTCACGAGTGGCTAGCCCGAGTTGATGCTTATTACAAGGTTCGAGCAGCTAGGAGCGAGAGTCGAGAAACGGGGAAAAATGAGTAAAATTAATTTGTGGAACTTTTGTGGAAACGACGAAAATTTTGTGGAAAATCGTTTTTACTTTAGAATGATTCTAAACTTTTGTTACATTCTGACGCAGATTTTGGCCATTTTCCACATTTTCCACATTTTTTTTCGACGAAATGTGGAAGATTTTGTGGAACTTTTATTCAATGATTTCAACTACTTAAGGGTTGTTTTTATGATTTCCACATTTTCCACAGCGTTTCAGAAATATTTTCAGAATTTTTATATTTATATATATTTATATCTTATAAAGTGGAAAGGGATCAGCTATGAATAAAAAATCAAAATACAGACATGTAGTGCTTAAAAAGAAGAAATATTACTTCTACAAAATAACATGGGTTGATATTTTAGGTGATAGCGGGCATGCGACAGCTTATGAGTTTAGTGGTATGATGCCTTCAGTAATGGTTACTAATGCTTACCTATATGAAAGAGATTCTAAATGTATAAGAACGTTCGCCAGTTATGATGAGGCCGATGGTTTATTCTCTGACCGAAATGTATTTCCTAAAGGTTGTATTGTTAAAATGGAAAAAATATTATTGTAATGAAGGTTCTGGCTCTTCTGGAATGGGTTCTTCAAGTAACTCTTGGTCTGTTTCTTCTATGGTTTCTATTTCATCTTCCGGCTCTGATGATAGCTCTATTAGCGGTTGTTCTTCTGTAGATTGACCTTCAATTATTTTCGAATGATCCTCTACCATTTTTTCTAGTTTAGACATTAACTGATCTCTATCAAGATCATCTATCTTACCTGTCTTAATCATTTTTCTATCAATGTAATATCCGGCAACCTTTCCTCTGGCTACTTCCATATTACCCGCTGCAGAATATGCTCCCTTCTTCAACGCTTGGTCACGTATTTTTGCAAGCTGCTCAAGGTGTCTGTCCATAGTAACCTCATACTTCTTTCTAGCTTCCTCACGCAGATCACCAATGTACTGAACTACAAGAGGGTACAATTGAGGATTAGTTAATCTTGAAGAGGCGACTCTTGCTGCAAGGTCGGACGTTGGGCCGTAGCCAGCTTCTTTTGCACACTCCCAAGCATCTCTGCTTCCGTCGTTGTACACAATAAGCTCAGCAAATTTTTTCTGCTTCTCTGTCAATCTTTTAGGTAATCCCATGTTTGACTTTTACCCTAACATTTTATAAAAGGCAAGGCATGAGAGATACAAAGAAATTGACTGAATACGCAGAGCAAGCCAAACGAAAACTAAAAGAAAACTTCTTGTTTAAACACCTGGTTAAGGCTGTTGAATCAGGAGCAAATGGAACATTAAAATACATAGTCAAAAAAGGTCCAGGAAAAGGAAAGGAACCAAAAAAATAATGTACGTAAGACACCTTCAAGAATATCTTGACAAATTTACAGATGGTACTAAAGGCAACGCCGTAAGTAATGCTACGATCTACATGGATAATGGCAGCGGAAATATTTTCCCGATTGGTAAAATTGAAGTACAGGAATCGACTATAATAGGCCAACCTTCTGTTAGAGTTGTGATCAAACCTGACCTCAAAGATCAGATACCAAAACTGAAAAAATTCATACTTACATAGGCACCTGTTAGGGTGAATATTAATGAAACCTGAAACAAAATTTTGGCATGAAATTAAGAAAAATACTAAGCAAATTAGTTGGACTAGACTTGAAAACCTTAGTGCTTTTGGTACTCCCGATCTATTGGGCTATAATACTAATAGGCACTTTTTTACATTGGAACTGAAGATAACAAGAGCTAACAAGATTAAGTTCTCACCCCATCAAATTGCCTTCCATATTAAGCATCCTGACAATACTTTCATCTTAGTTTCTCGCCTCTTGTCTCGAGGCTCAAAACTTTTTGAGAGAGAAGAGGTTTACTTGTACAGAGGAAAGAGAATACAGGAGCTTGTTGCTTGTGGCTTGAAGCTTGACGCTTGTCGCTCAGGCCTTGATGCTTGCATCAATCATCTCGAACAGCTTGGAGCTTGACGCTTGCTGCTTGACGCTTGTTGCTTGAAGCTTTCTAAAGATTGGAGCGTGATGCTTGGTGCTTGTGGCTTGCTGCTTGGCGTTCTTATCGTAACGCACACACCAGCCGGATCCATTTTTAAAAAATGTAATATAACCTGGCGCACGCCCGCGGCCGTCCGTCGATGGCTTTGGGCTAATGGCCTTCTTCACACGTGAAGCTTTTCTAGTGTTTACCATAACTAATGTTTTTAATGTCTTTATTCCAGCATGCTCTACAATCTAAACACTGGCCGCCTTGATTAGGCGCTGGACAGCTGGGGCTCCCATCGGTCACCACTGTTGAGCTATGAGACCAGGCGTTGCCTGCGGTCCCGTCTACACGTGCAGCGGATAACCTAATAATTAAATTCGCTGGAACCTCTTCAGGAGCTGGCAAGTATTGCCGCTCTTGAGTTGGTAACCAGTGTTTGGTGTCAGGTGTGAGCTTGCACACTTCTATGATTTTTGCCATATGCTCATGACTTTGTACGTCTCCCGCGTCATGCCATCTAAACCATTTTTGACGCTTGATCACAGCAGCCATTGCGGTGACCCAGTCAGGGTGATTGATAGCGTCCAGTCTTCTATATTGCGCTTCTCTTATTGCAGGGTATCTTGTATAGTTACCCTTCAGGGCGTAACAGCCGTAACACGGTGAAGTCTTAACGAGTCTTAGCTTGGAGCCAGTTTGGCAGGCCCACGCTGGCAGGCTGTAACTTAAGCCAGGCATCTTAGACGTTCTAGTGAATGAGTCTGTAATTTTTAATGCTTCTTTTACTTTCATAATTCTTTCTCCTTTATTATCCTATACTATAAATCTTTTGACTTGTCAAGCCCCCTGCTTGCCGCTTGTTGCTTGCGGCTTGCTGCTTGTAGCTTGAGACTCTTAAAAAATTTCTTGCAATGGTCCAGGTAACCTTGCGGCAGCTGGTTATGCGGCCGCAAGAAATAGTGAGTGAGATCGTTATTCCTGATCTTCATCCGGGAACCTTTTCGCCATCTTCTCCTGGTCCGCCTTCACCAGTCTCAGGATCTCTTCCAGGGCGTCTGCTATTCTTTTCAATTGTGTATCATTCATAATTATTCCTTTCAATATTATCCTATACTATCTTATACCAGCTGTCAAGCGTTGCTTGCTGCTTGATGCTTGAAGCTCGGCTCTTCTCTTCTTTAGAATGAAACTTAGAATCATTCTAAACTGGCAATTCATATACCAGCAACGCCATCCTGATCAGGGAAGCCAGCGCTGCTGGTCCAAGTATCGACGCTACCCTTTCAGGTCACAGCTTAGGTCCAGGGAAATGCCATAGGCAAGATATGTACCCCTAACTTGGTTCATCATTAGCAGGACCCATCCAGCTGCGCGCGTTTACCTCCAACTTGGGTCCAGCAAATAATAATCTTAGGACCTACAATGGTAGAGCATCGTAGATCCATAAAATTTTACTGATCAGTCACTATGCTACGCGGGGCCTAGAGATCGTCAGTTATCTAGTCTCATTGGACCGGTACCCCAATTATCTTCACCCGTGTTCTAGTGTTTATTCTCACAGTCAACAATGACTGATCCCAGATCCTATTAGAGATTGACCAACCATCCTTTCAGGTCATAACCTCCAGTGATCAATTGGAAGCTTGGGCCAAGTTAATAAGATCAGGGATCAGTGGGCTATACTCGGGATCAAACCTTTCTAGCCGTAATCCTGCTAATTTGAGTTTTTTAATTCCGTATATTAGCAAAAGGGAATATCTCCTATATAATCCTATTGACATTATTTGTCAATAGTATAAATTAAAAAAATAAAAATAATTAACAGAAAGGTCAAAATGACAAAAATAAGAATGAATACTGAACTACGAAATAAGTTGTTCAATAAAATAAAAGATGTCTTTGAGAATGAGGACACGCAAGAAAGAGAAGCATATCTTCAAGCAAGAGAATGGGTTGATGAAAAATATGTTATGGCAAGTCAACTTGCAAAACAAGTTGTTGAGAGAGCATATCCAATAGATGATGTTGCAACACTCCGAACTTTCAAAAAGAAATATGGAAGTCCTTGTGATGTTGTAGCAAAAGATAAATGCTTTTACTTTGCACACAACGAGGGTGTTGATGATGAGGGCGAACCAACAGAAACTAAATCTCATTTTGATTTTGGTTTGTTTGGTAATCTAAATGGTAGTGAGTATAGTGATGAAGACGGAAAGAAATTTGCAGTTGCATATTTTAGAGAAGATTTAAAAGCACTTGATTGCAACCCAGATATCTATGCACAACAAAATGACAAGCAAGATAATCCACACAAAACAAAACATGTTGAAGAATGTATGAAAGCACTCGGCAAAGTTGGTAGTTATAATGGTAATGATAATACGGGAATGACTAAAACATTTGATGACCAATATTATCTTGATGTCATTGGTACATCTTATTGCAGATCAAGAGCAATCGCTTGTACTAAAAATGAGTACGAGCAATTTGAAACTTGGCGAATTGCAAAAGGCAATCTAGTATCTAAACACCAAACATGGATTGATACAATTCAAAAACAATCTGACCAATTAAAGATTGGATTGAAAGCATACAGATACTTGAGTGAGGGAATTGAACTTGCAACTGAACTTGGAATACAAGTTGATGAGGCAGAATTAATTAGAACTAACTCAACGGGATTGACTATCTACAACCCTAGCAACTTGGCTAGTATGATTAAAGGTATGAAGAACAAGAACCAATCAAGAGAGGCGAAAATATTGGCAAGAAAAAAATATGAAGAAAGTCTAAATTAAAGTTTGACAAATAGGGCTATCTGTTATAGGATAGTCCTATTACAATTAGAAAGGTATATATGACAAACAAAACATTTTACATTACATATTGGGCTAGTAAGCACAAGAAACACATTACAAGAAAAGGTAAGCATGACGAAAAATCTCGTTATGGTGTTGCAAAGAATGGAACACCTTTTTATGTTTATTATGACTTAGATAGTCATGGTTATAGAACTGCAACTACAACATGGAAAGTGAGGCACTAAAAATGGCACAACAAAACGAAGAACATTTTGAAGTTATAAGTGGCAACAAAGCGAAAGCTTATGAAGAACAAAAAGAAATGCGACAAGAACTAATTAAATGGATTAATTCTTGTGACAAGTTTCAAATGTTAGAACTTTATAGCGAAATGAGAAGAATGAAAAGGAGTGCACTATAATGCCAAACAAACATTTTTGCCAAGGACCTAATTGCCATAGACACCCAACACAAGATAGATTTCTAAAATCGCGTGGAGTAATTCGTGGAAGATATGCATATGCAACAATGGACAGAACACCTAATCAATATGGTTGGGTTCCAAATGGTTCAGATATTTATTTTTGTAGTCAATCATGTAAATTTGATTGGTTATCATTGAACATGGAAAACATCGAACAAGGTCGACCGATAGAGTTTATCAGACACAGACGAGAGAGCCAAGGTTATGCCAAGGTTAAGAGTGAGGAAAGGTGGGGTCCAGAATATAATATTCAAAGGGTTGACAATGAACAGATTGTAGAGTAGGATTATCCTATAACAAATAGAAAGGTATATATGAAAACAATTAAATACAATAACAAAGAATACAAACTACCATTTGATGTTGCGTTACCAGATGACCCAACAGCAGAGGTAGAAATTAAAAATAGATTTGGAGGAGAGAGTACAACTCTTCCAGAGTTTGCGGCAGCTGTCTACGATACTATCATTGGCGCTGAAATGTTTGGGGACTATGATACAGTACGTAAGGGACTTGATTGGTTCAGACAACACTTCGCAAAACAATACATGGTGGTTCTAGACTAGCCAACCTTTCTACCTTTGGCCCTTGGTTATAGTAACTAGGGGCGAGGGGTCCCAATCCATTTGGTTTCTCAAACACTTTTTTAATATATCAATCCCTTATATATATAAAGGGGTCCCACTACTCTAGGTTGTAAAGCTTGATTTAGACATTTATAGATGGTATTTTCATTTTACATCTGAAATAAGATGCTAAAAAAATTATAAGAAATTTTTTTCAAATGAAAATAGATATAAACGACCCTAAAAAGATATTAGATATCGCTGCTAAACTACCACCTGATGTAGCGAAAGAGTTTACTAAAACATACTTTCAGATTCAAGAACTGGATAAAAAAGGAAACATTCAACATGACTTCATGGGTTTTGTTAAACATGTTTGGCCTGACTTTATTGAAGGTAAACACCACCAACAAATCGCTGATAAGTTTAATGACATTGCTACAGGTAAAATTAAAAGATTAATTATTAACATGCCGCCTAGACATACCAAGTCTGAGTTTGGTTCTTACCTCTTACCCGCCTGGATGGTAGGTCGTAATCCTAAATTAAAAATTATTCAATCAACTAACACAACAGAATTATCTGTAAGGTTCGGACGTAAAGCAAAACAACTTATGGATGACCCTCTGTATAAAGAAGTGTTTGATACAAGACTAAGAGAAGACTCGCAAGCTGCCGGTAAGTGGGAGACAGAACAAGGTGGTGAATATTATGCTGCCGGTGTTGGATCAGCAATCACAGGTCGTGGTGCTGACCTTCTGATTATTGATGACCCACACACTGAGCAAGACGCATTGAACTCACAAGCCTTAGATAGAACTTATGAGTGGTACACTTCTGGTCCACGTCAACGTCTCCAACCTGGAGGATCGATTGTTGTTATTATGACAAGATGGAATCAAAAAGATTTGACCGGTAGATTATTATCAGCTCAGTCAGAAGCAAAAGCTGACAAATGGGAAGTAGTAGAATTTCCAGCGATCATGCCATCAGGTAAACCTGTTTGGCCTGAGTATTGGAAGATAGAAGATTTAGAATCTGTTAAGGCTAGTATTCCTTTAACAAAATGGAATGCGCAGTATATGCAAGACCCAACATCTGAAGAAGGTGCAATCATCAAAAGAGAATGGTGGCAAGATTGGGAAAAAGATTACATGCCTCGTTTAGACCATGTCATACAATCTTATGATACAGCATTTATGAAAAAAGAAACTGCAGACTATAGTGCTATTACTACTTGGGGTGTATTCAGGCCAAAAGAAGATGGACCACAATGTATTATGTTATTAGATGCTGTTAAAGACAGATTCGAGTTCCCCGAACTTCGTCGCGTGGCTCTAGAACAATATAGATATTGGGAACCTGAAACAGTTATTGTTGAGGCTAAAGCAACTGGATTGCCATTAACTTACGAATTAAGAAACATGGGAATACCCGTAATTAACTTCTCTCCATCAAAAGGTCAGGATAAACATACCCGAGTAAACGCAGTTGCACCTTTATTTGAATCTGCTATGATATATGCTCCAAAGAAAAAGGAGTTTGCGCAAGAGGTCATCGAAGAGTGCGCAGCCTTTCCTTTTGGCGATCATGACGATCTTGTGGACTCGATGACACAGGCTATCATGCGTTTCAGACAAGGAGGTTTTTTATTACACCCCGAAGACTATGAAGAAGAGGAACAACCAAAGAAAAAATTTGAATATTACTGGTAAAATATATGGGTAACTTATTAAAACTATTAGCCGCAATCACAAACCTAACTAGAGGAGGCGGACTTAAAAGTATTGAACAAGTCTATAAAATTGCAAAAAGAGAACTAGGTGACACGTTTGATACAGCCAAAAAACAGATTGATGATGCCTTTAAACAGGGGAAAGAACAAAAAAAATTAGATGACAGAACTAAAGACTTAAAAAAAATAGACGAACAAGGTATTAAAAGTGTTGAGACAGAACAGTCTGAGTTAATGAAAAGACTTGAAGACAAAGTCAAGAATCTAGCAAACGTTGAAAACATTTCAACAGGTCTTACAAGAACAATAGCTAGAGAAATATTAGAAAAAAGAGGAATTCAGATACCTAAAGGAACAGATGCCATACAACTATTTAAACAAAAATTTGGTCAAGATATATTACTTGATATAAACGATCTTGCTGAAGAATTAGTTGATATAGATAGAGTGGGTGGAAAACCTAAACCATTAACTGAACTTATAGAACAAGAAGGTTTCTTCGATCTTAAAATGCCTAAGGAACCACCTCAAGGATACACTCCAGATGAGCTAGCAGAGATTCAAAAAGAAATAGATCAAGAAGACATGCTACTTAAGTTTGACCCCACTGGTAGAAAATCAAATTCAATGGGTGGTATTAATAGACTTAATTTTGCAGATGGTCCTAAAGATCCTAAGAAAAAAGCATTAATAAACACAATTAAAAAAATACCTAAAGTAGGTAAGATTGTTGGAGGTGTCGTAGAGATTATAAACTATGTAAAAACATTAGACCCAATAGAAGCTATGAAAGAAGTAAACAAAGTCATAGCTAGAAAAGGTGAATATAAAAATATAACAGATAAAGAATCTCAAAAAATATTTGATGACACACAAGATCATATTTTTGAAAGAGAACCTAAACCAACAGAATTCGATATTGATATTGATGAAGTAGAGTCAACTAGAGCACTAGCACCTAAGATGACTGAAAGATTAGAAATAAAAGCAAAGTATCCAGGTATTGATGATGAACTTGTAGATAAGATTTTAATAGATGATAATCCACAAAGAAAAGCAGAACTACTAGCAACAATTGATGAAGCTTTTAGAATGATGGAAAAAGGCAAAAGTACTGATGAGATTATTGATACATTTAAAAATCAAAACAGAACTAAACAAGCAATGGGAACTGGCCCTGAAGGTTTATCTGAAATAACAGATTTGTACGACAAAATAAGAATTAACAATATTCAAAAACAAAAAGATGCAGGTGATAATAAACAAATGCGATTTAGAAAACTTCTTTCATCAAATAAATTTCCAGAGTTAAATTCTTTTTTAGAAGCAGAGCTAAATGAAGATGATGAAAAAGTAGAACTAGATGTTAGAACAAATTTTGCAATAGGTAGTCCGCCATTCACACCAGGACAAGTAGCTCAAAGAAAAAACCAATCATACGTAGATTTCCTTGCAAGACAAGGAGTCGGCCAGTCTGGAACTACAACAGGTCCAGCACCTACTTTTAATCCGTTCACCGGCACAGGAACCACGCCGCCCGCTACGGGAGGCTCGCAGCCAGGAACTGGAGGAGGTGGAACTACATCACCGAATACAGGAACAGCCGGT